CCAGGATTTGTGTCGCCAGGGAAGGTTAGCGCTGCCATTTAACGTCTACAGGGACAATATTATGCTGGGGACTATGTGCTGTCAGTCCTGGCTGACTTCTTCAGACCAGACTTCGGTTTCCATTCGCCGATTTCGAAGAGGGATGGTGGTTTTCCTGGGACTCGTGCCTGCTTCTCTGCACGCACGGTCGCCTTCTTCTTCCTCTTCTCGTCCTTGGCCATGCTGCGGGTCTCGTCCCTGGCTGCCTCAGCTCGCGAGCGGGCTGCGGTTGCTCCAGGATGATTGCGGGGCACGGCGACGGTGGCTTCCTCGGGGATCTTGTGGATGGGGATCGGTGGCACTGATCCGGGCTCCTGCGGGTCGATGGTGATGGTGTCCTTGTTCTTGGCGTCGTTGAGTACGAGAGGAGGGCTGCTCTTCAGTAGTTGCTCGTATGAGTCAACATTCTTGAGCCAGTGCACATACTGTTGGACAGTCGTGCCTGTGATGCCGGTCCAGATGTTCTGTGACTCGCCGCACGTTGGCCAGTTCTCGCCTTGCTGTAGGTTGTAGGGTGTGTCACCTGTCCAGCGGCGGCCTGTGTCTCCTCCCAGTTCCTTGAGCTTCTCGTAGATGTGGCGATAAACGCGCACTCCAGGGTCGAGCTCCGAGTAACCACGGAACTTGTTCGTGGCTGCTTCCAGGTCTGAGAATTGCGGCGGGGCATACGTGAGGTGGGCTTTGGCCATGAGTCTGTTCGGGTCTTGGAACGAGACTGGTTCGCCATGCCACACTGCGTAGAACATTCGGGAGAGGAAGGGGACGTGCTCTCCATAGGATACCATTTCTGCCTTGATGGTGTAACCGAACATGTAGCCAGCAGCTTCCATTGCCAGTGCGCTGTTGTGGGACACGCTATCGTCACCAACGTAGGCTCCAAGCTTCTGGTATGATTCTTGTGGAGTCAATCCTTCGATGCGGTGGGCAGCATACGAGAGGAATGCGTTGGTGATGGTGTTGTCGATAGTCGTGCAAGCGCTGCCAGAGAGCTGGGTTGCCCCTATCTCATAGCACACGCCTCCGTCTGTCGTCGCGGTGGCCATGGCTTCTTTCTCACGAATGCTGAGCAGTTCTTCGCAGTCATGTGTGAACATTCTTGCGTAGATTCGTGAAGTGAGCCAGGCTTGGATGTAGGGATGCTTGCCGGCGTCCATCTTGGAGACGTCTGCACAGCACAGCTTGGCAGCCCCTGGGTTGCCTGCTGCACGCATCGCTTCACTCGCCAGAGTGGTTATCCGTTCCGCCACAGCTGTTGGTGTCTTCCCAGCTGTGTACCATTCCGTGTTCTTCTTGAGCCACTCTGCGGCTGCCAGCATGTAGCGACCATTTGCCAAGTTGTACTCAGCAGGCAGGGTGGAGATGTTCCGTACCGGTCCGTCGTTGGCGACGGGCTCTACCTTGATCATGGCCTTGACTTTTGCGGTCAGGGTGTCCATGAACCACTTCACACGCTCGTTCCTCAATCGCTGTAGCGGGCCATCTTGGTGTTCGATGACTGCTTCAAGTGTCCACGGTCTGATTGGAGCGGGGGCGACGAGGTCGACAAACTCATCGATGTATTCACGAGCTTTTGCCGAGAGGGATGCGACAGTGTTCCTCACCATATCGATGCGATAGTGGACGGCTGCCAGGTCTGATTGGTAACCTTTCATGGGTGAGGAGTTGGGCTTGACGGAGAGGAATGGGAGGACAGTGCGGCCTGTTGGTTTGTACGGCGCCAGGGCATCATCGCGGTCGTCTCCGACGAACTGGATCTTGGCGATGTGGGCTGGGCGTTGTATCGGTTGCTTCTTGAGCTTGTTGGTGTTCCAGAAGCAGGCAGCTAGAGCTTGGATTTCGATGATTTGGTCTTTCGTGGGGTTCTCGTAGAACTTGTCGACAATCGTACCCACTGAGTAGGCGGTTGTCTCCTTGTTCGCGACGGCCATGGCGTTGAGAATGGTCTCCCAGCACCTGTTGGTGAATTGGCTCGTCTCGTAGAATCCTTGACGGCAGAGGAAAGTGGCGGTCTCGTTGCCGACTACCTCGCGTCTGACGGCGAACTCAGGGATTCGGTCCTCGAACATGTTGACGTTCACCTCGAAGCTTGAGAAAGGCTCGAGGGGGACGAGGACGAATCGGCACGTCATGTCATCGATCCGGGTGGTGGTTGCTCTGTATTGACCGGCGTTGATCCAATCGAGTGAGACGATGCCATTGGCAACGTTCAAAGATGGGAACACTTCAGTCTTGGTCTGGGTAGTCAGGGTGATCTTGCCGTTTTGCGTCGTCCACGACGCGCTGGGAGTATTGCCAGCCGGGCGAACCGGCCTGAACATGTCGAATTCGAGACTGCGGCCCGACCACCATGCCAGCCACAACTTCAGCTTTACCATGCTGTCATTGGAGAGGAATAGTAGGTGGGCATCATCGAATTTGCTTGCTCGGTAGAGGCTTTTCAAGATCAGTCCGACACTCGCGCACACTGTGGGTAGGATGACCCAGTGGACCAATGTGACGAGCAGGGGGGGGAGGCCAAGGAATTCAATCATCATTTCGATGATGAATTGGCGTAGCAGACGCTGGGACATGCGACATGCTAGCACACATACAACGGTGGACCCTACGGTGAATAGAGTGTCACGGCTTATGTGTATCATATCTGCGGGCTGTGTGTGTGTGTTGATAGCTCGAGCGCAGACTCCGGATCTACAAAATGGGCAGGGGATAGTGCATGTATTTGTAGGATCGGAGGGGCGTTAACATACCTTCTGGTGCTTGAGAGCCTGAACCTCTCTCATCCACACGGGGCGTATAGACTTGGTTAGTCTACTTAAACTGGGTGTAATGCCAGAAGCCATGTTAAAACCGCTTATTCTTCCACTCCTTAGGATTGCTAGTCCAAAGCGTACTCTACCGATCGGTGGAAAGATCATACCGGCTATTCGATAGAGGGAATCACAAATGTCAAGTTTACAGGTTTTGTCAATGAGGTCTGAGGTCGGTCCGATCGCGTCACGCTAATTCTTGCTTACCCACGGGGACTAGTCCTTTAACAGACCTTCCGATCCGACTACAGTCAGCTTGGGGGTGCTCCATACGCACCTATCTAGCCTCTGCACATCCGACGCTCTCGTCTCTCA